GTAATTTGGATTTCATTGAAGTTCTCCCGAGTGGTTTCGCCTCCCGGCAGAAGTTCTTTGGTTTGGTTTTTGCGATTTGCGGCAGTTGCAACTGGCGGTCAGCGCGGCAGCGCTCTCGAATCCCGGTACCGCACGGCTGCGCGTCGAGCCAACATAAAAAGAAGCTACTTTCCCGCTCCGCCTGAATCGGTACCCAGGGTAAACAGCGCGGTAGCTGCCGGCGTCAACGGCGCGCCTGTCCCTGGAATCGTTACCTGATTCAATTGGATGTGGTGAGCGTCACCGCCCTCGATCGGATTCCAGTCTTCGAGATCCCGTACTTCGTTCACGCTGGTGATGCCGTTCTGAAGCATGGTCGAATAGCCGACCATGCGAGACGCGAAGTCGCCGCGTAACAGCGCGTTCAGATTGTGGCGGAAGAAGTAGCCCTGTCCCTTCTCTTCATTGGTCAGAACGCAGCGCCATAGCTCTTGCTCCCACCGTTTGATCCAGGTGGAGAGCGTTATCTTCACGAATTCCAAGGCGAGCTGCTCGATGTTACTGAACGTGGCGCGCGAAAGATCGCCCACCAGGTGCGGACTGACCAGGAACCACCGGCAGATCTCGTGGATGTCGAACAGCCGCGTTTCGAGCAGTTGGGAATCAACCATCGACATGCCGTCCCGGACATACTTCAGACCCGGCTCGAGCATCGGCGCCCGGTGCGGCTGCTGATAAGTCTTTTCCCAATCGGCGCGGAACTTGTCGAACATAGCGTCCGATGCAAAGCGCTTCTCCATCTCGAGGTGATAGGGAACGCGGCCGCCGCCCTTCCAGAAATTCGCGACGTTGCGCTCGGTCGCGATCGAGGTCCCGATCGACTGACGCGCCATCGTAATGACAGAGTACCCGCGGACACCGTCCCAGCCGATCCCGCGGATATGCAGGATGTCGTGCGGCTTCCCCGGTATGACGGTGTACGTCTTGTCCGGGTCCGTCCCGTTCTTCAGGACGTAGACCAGCCGGTGCGCGGGTGAGCTATCGCGGTCCGGAAACACGCTTTGCGGTAGCAGCGGGTCGAGCGCGATCGCCACGCCGGTACCGGACCGTCTGGTGATCTTGGCATAGGCGTTGCCTTGCAATAGACAGTGGCTGGTGAGCATCTCGCGGAAGCTCATCGCCGTAATTTCGTCGTTGGGCGCGTCGTGCAGCGCCGAGAACATCGGCTTGTTATCGTCGCTGGCTTCTCGCGTCCCGTTGCCTTTTCGTTGCAGCAGCGCGAGCGGAATGAAGCCCACCGACTCGCTGATAATCCGGTTGCACGCCCACACGACGGAATGGTTCAGCGCCGTTTCGAGCGAGACGCTCTCGCCGGACCAGGCCGGCATGCCGCCAGTAAGGATCGAATAGATGCGCGGATAGCCTTGAGCGAGATACCATCCCGCATTGATGGCGTCGAAGGCGATGTCGCCGGCGCCTTTCAGATCGAGCGTGATCGGCTTCGAGTTTGACTCGAATCGCGCGAGCGCCGTTTTGACGCGGCCGGTTAGCTCAGGGAACATTAGCGCGTGGCCTCATCCAGAGCCGTGGCTATCCTCTGAAGCCTGGCGCTCAACTCGCTCAACTTGCCCTCGAACTGCGAGGCGTCACACTCGACGCGGACCTCGAGGACGTGGGCCGGGCTGCGCGGCGCCGTTCGCGGATCGATCAAGTCGGCCCACTTGCGAAGCGAGCGTGCAATTGCGATTCGCATTTAGCCGACGCTCCGCAGGCCGGTGTAGTTGATTACGCCCTCGTCATTCGTCAGCAGCCTGGCCAGCGCGTTGATCATTGCCACGACTCCGTCAATTCGTTTGCTCGAGGTCGACCGTTCCGGCTTCACCGGCCTGATCCCGTCGTTGCCGTCGCCCTTGACCGCGAGACAGTCCGCGTTCCAGCGCAATACCGGATGGTTCGCGTGGCGGAGCTTGCCGGCGATCACCAGCTCGATTAACCGTTTGGTCGGAGCGCTCATATTGGAGAATCCCTGCTTGATCGGCACGCACTGAATGCCCTCGTCGATGAGGATCTGGGCCGTCTCGGTAGCTTGGTACGGGTCGTAATCCACTTCTCGGAGCTCGAAAACTTCCGCGGCCCACTTGATCTTGGCCCGCACGGCCGAGTAGTCGACCTGGTTGCCGGGCGTCGCGGTAATGAAGCCGTCCTTCACCCACTGCGAATAGGGGACCTTGTCCCGCAGCTCCCGCACGCGGATGTTGTCTTCCGGCATCCAGAAGAAGGGCAGCACGTCGAAACTGCCGTCGGCGCTCGGGAACATCAGGACAAAGGCCGTCAGGTCGATACTTGTCGACAGATCCAGGCCGCCGTAGCAGGGCCGCTCTATCAGCGCTCGCAGCTCGCCTCCGCAGGCTGCCCACTTCTGCATGTCGAGCGCGCGGTTTTCGGACTGGCCCCAGATATTGAGGTGAAAGCGTTTGAACGCCGGCTGCTGTGCCGGGTCGTTGATCGCCTTGGCGAATTCCTTATGCAGCGCCGCGGATTTGAGAAAGCCGCCGTTCGCTTCATGGCTCGGGTTGGCCTTGATCCAGGTGGCTTCGTCGGTCCAGTCGTCCTTCGGACCCGCGGCGAAGACCTTGCCGTAAAAGTGCCGGTCGTTAAAGACGCCCTCGCGGATCTGACGCTCGTACTCGTGGTAGCGCCAGCAAAGTGGGGATTCGTCTTGTATACCGGCCGTCGTTATCGCCAAAACTAGAGGCTGGCGTCTGGCAATCGTGCCGCGTTCCAGGATTTCCCACAGGTCGAGCGCCTTGCCCACCTTCCAGCGGTGCAACTCGTCGGCGATGACGCAGTGCGGATTGATGCCGTCCTGCACGTCGCCGTCTGCGGAGATTGCACGGTAGAAGCTGTCCGCGTCTCCCCGCTTCAGGATTGTCTTGGTCGAACGGAGTACTCGAAGCCGCCGGCTGAGTGCTTCCGATTGCTCCACCATGGAGGCCGCGACTTTGAACACGAGGCTGGCCTGGTCCCGCGATGTCGCCGCGCTGTAGATTTCGGCACCCGGCTCGCCATCGGCCAGGAGGCAGTAGAGCGCGACGCCGGCCGCGATCTCACTTTTCCCATTCTTCTTCGGGACCTCGATATAGGCGGTCTGATACTGCCGCGTCTCGCCGTCGTCTTCCAGCGTTCCGAACAGGTCGCTGACGATCTGCGCTTCCCAGGTGAGCAGGTCGAAGAATTTCCCCGCGAATTGCCCCTTGGCATGCCGGAGCACGCGCTCGAAGAAATTCAGGGCGGCATTCGCTCTAATTGGGTCGAAGGGCATTCACCGGCTCGCGCGGGGCCCGGAGCAGCGCGGCCAGGTCGTCTTCTTTGGAATCGTCCACCGTCTGAATTCTTGATCGTGACGCCGGCGTAAGCCCGAATTGGCAGAGCTGGCGATTCACCCGATCCGTCGTTACCCGAATCACGTTGAGCACCGGATTCTGATGAACCATTTCCGTCTTCGGGTTCTTGATGAACAGACCGGTCTTCGCCAGCGACTCGCGCGCCCGCTCAAGTAATGAGTGATCCGCGCAGAGGTTGGCCAGGGCGGGGCCATCCGCTTCCGTCAGCACGCGCATGCGCTGGAGGATCGGGACCAGGCGTCGCCATTCCTTCTTGGCTCCCTCGTCGAGCTGCTTCGGCATCTTGGGCTCGCCGTCGATTGGCCTGGGCTCGCGCGTGTTGATACGTCGATGGCCGGGGTTTCCTTCGGCTGCTTCGATGGCGCTCGGTTTCGGAGCGGGTCCGCGTAGTCCCATTTTGAGTGTCGGGTAAGCTGTTGACTGCCTAGGCGGTAAAGTTGCCGAATTCTCTTGGCTTCCGCTGGCAACTCTCCTATTATCAATAGCGTAGAAGGAAGACGCGCTGATCAGAAGCCACTAACTCCTGACCAGCGACCGGCGAGGTTGACGACATGCCAATGAGTAAACGGAATTCTGGAGAGGACTCTGGGAATCCCTGGGAGCATCAAAATCGTTTGCGTCAAACAACCCTGGGCCTGGCTGATCGTAGCCGGGCACAAGGATATCGAAAACCGGAGCTGGGCTACAACGCATCGTGGCCCGCTTCTGATTTCAGCTAGCGCTCATCGGCTATCCGGCCTTGACCTTGAGGACGTCGTCGCCTACGCTCGCGCCAGAGGTGTCGAAATCCCGATCGATCAACTGCACTATGGAGGCGTCATCGGCCGCGCCAGCGTCACAGAATGCGTTTACCGCCATAACAGCCGCTGGTTCATGGGCCCGGTGGGTTGGGTTCTGAGCGATGCCGCGCAATTGCCCTTTGTCCCTGTCAGGGGCCGGCTTACGCTGTTCGACGCGCCCGCGCACGTCCTCGAAGCGCTCAAACTGCCAGCAGCCGTTCCGCCGCGATTCGATCCATAGTCGGACCCACGTATTCGAAAACCCCGCAGGCCCGCCCGCCCCAGCCGACCGAGTCGATCGAGCCGGTGCTGAATTTCCCCGCGTGTTTCCTACACGACCATTTATCCGACCGCCCGTGCGCGCGAACAAACGCCGGATGCGCCGGGTAGTTCCGAAAACGCTTGCCGATCCCCGTATAAGCCGCCCCCAGTTTGTCGAGCAGGACGAACGCCAGGCCGAGCCCTTGCCAATCGGGCAACGTGACGACGCGCGACACGCCCGCGATCGCCGTGCCGGCATCCCTGCCGGTCGAGATCGGTTTCGGCGCGATCCCCGCGAACACTGCCAGGCGGCCAGACACCCACAATCCGAAACAGCGGGCGCCTCGGTGCAGGTTCCCGCTCATATAGTGAAACGGAGCGAACAATTTCCAAGCGGAGTAATCGACCCGGCTGATCGCGATATCGAGGCTTGGCCTGGGCTGAAGACACCTCCGCGCAAAGTGCATGGTACCGGGCTCGAAGATCCAGTCCGGCTGTAACCAGTCGACGATGTCGTAATGACACGCGACCGCCACGAACTTGCGCTCGTTTTTGCGCACCCACTTCTGTACCGCGTGCGAGCCGATCTGCGCCACCTGTCTATCCACGACGGAGGTGAATTCGTCCACGATGATCGGATCGGGAAGCTCCAGGATGCGCCGCGCCAGGTCCACGCGGAAGCGTTCGCCATTCGAGAGAACCTGGTACGGTCTGAGCCAGGCCGGAATCGTATTGAATCCTACAGCCTGACAGGCCGCCGAGACGTCGCCCATCGGGAGGTCCGTCCGGAAGTCGTCGATGACGCTCTTGCCGCGCCATTCGAGATCCGGATGGTAGTGATCGCCGAACACGCTGCGCGCCACGCTCGATTTGCCTGAGCCGGAAGGCCCGACGATCAGCCCGACGTTCCAGGGTTCGGCTTCAATCGGCAGATCGCCCTTCCATTCGAGGCGGCACTTCTCCCCCGGCGGCACGTCAAACATTGCTTCGAGCTGTCGGGCGCGGGGCGATCGGGAGACTTCCGTCTCGACTACGAGATCAATGGCCGGCATTTCAGCCCTTCCTCTTCGAAGCGCTGCATCAGCTCGGTCTGGCGCATTTCCGAATCGCAATCGACGACGATGCGGAACTCCAGGCCCTCGCTCGCCCGCTTCTGCTCGGCGTCCGGCTTGCCTTCGCCATCCCACCCGCCTAGCGAGAATTCATCGGACCCGCTCAACTCGCTCGCGTCGAAGCCGGTCATTTTCAGGTCCGTGCCGAGCGCTTTCAATTCCATGATTTCGACGCCCAACAGGCCCATGTCCCAGGTCGCTTCCTGATGGGACCGGTTATCCATCAGCCGATACGCCTTTGCCTGTTCCGGCCTCAGATGACGTGCCACATGGACCGGGGCCTCCGGAACGCGCAGGCGACGGGCTGCGAGCAACCGCGTGTGTCCTACGATGATGACGCCCTTTGAATCGACGACGATGGGCTGCTGCCACCCGAATTCCTGGATCGACGCCGCCACCTTCTCGATGGCCCGCTCGGAAATCTTGCGGGCGTTACGGGCGTACGGCGTGATCCGGTCGAGCGGCCACATTTCGACCGTCATGGCAACGGGCGGGGCCGGATTTTCAACTTCTGTATCGAGTTTTTTAGCGGGTTTCAATTTTTAGTCCAAAACTTGCGCGTTTTCCTAGAAAGCCCCGCGGGGTTTGCGAGGTATGGGCCTCAGAGATTCGACCCGCCCTCCCCGCTCTCGAATCCCGGTACCGCACGGCTGCGCGTCTGCCGCGGTGAGGCCGTTTGGAAGAAAACCGGTCCTCTGTCTCAGCCGGCGGCCGATCCGATCGCGTGAACGTACAAGGCGCAGAGTTGCTGGCAGGTTGTACGCACTCGCTTCAGCAGCGCCGCCAGCTCGCCCGATCGCGTCTTTGACATAGGATTCCCAGTCATTGCGAGGGCGCGGGAAAGGCAAGGAACGACGTCGTTTCGAAGTGAGTCGCGGGTCATCACGGCTAAGCTGGTTAACTCTACCGTGTCACAAGCTTGACCGAAGTCCAGACGTTGCTGGTGTGACTGGTTAGCGATGTAGCTCAATTGTTAACCCTTGCTGGTGGCAGGCCGCTCGAACTCGGCAAGCGCGGGAAGGAGGATTACCGCGCC